GGATTAGACCTAGCTGATTATATGAGCCATCTCCAAGCAATTGAAGACCCCTTAGTACAAATGGAGTATTTAAAGAAACTTGTATCTCAACATGAACCTTTCACATTAAAGGGTGGTGGACTATTCCACTTAGCCTTTGGTGCTTTATTGACAGGCAGTGTGTTTGGGAAAAAGGATTAAGTAGAGAATGGGTAGTGCGTATATAGGAGACATTCCAAATCCACATGTTAGGGATTTCCAGAGAAAGAAACTTTATGAAGCAGAGGTATTTACTTCGTTTTGGAGTTCTTTTAAAATACTCTCAAGACCTAAAGTAAAGCACTTCGTTAAGGAAATTTCTGATTGGGCTGGTATCGAGACACCCAAAGTAACTTATGAGACTTCTATTAAGAATGGTCGTGTCGCATTTGCTACTATGTCTTCTCTTGTACTACCCTTTCCTTTAGCTCGAAGTATACCTTATATATGCCATGAGATGTCTCATATAGTTAACTATCAGAGAGGCCCAACAGATCACCACGGGCCAAATTATGCTAAGGTTTATTTAGAAGTAGTTAAAGAATTTATTAGTGAAGATGCTAAACAAGAACTGCAAACGTCGTTTGATGAGCATAAAGTAAAGTACTTAATCTGAAGATTCTATGACAATATTTGAACCATGGGCGCAGTTTCCACCACAAGCACATTGAGTGGCTCCACCTACGCAGTTCTCGCATCCACATCCTTCACAAGTACAATCATCTCCACAAGTACAGCTATCTGCTGTTAAACAAGTACAAGAATTTAAGCTTACCATATTTCTCCCCCTTACTCATTCTCCATTAATTTCATGCCCAAGGCAATAATTCCACCAGTACATCCAGTGGCTATCTCAGCCATTCCTTGCCATACACCTATTCCAGATAAGACACCTAGTACGATTATAGCTAGAAATATTTGCGGTCTAAGTTTTCCCATCATCTTCTCTACCTCCTAAATCTTTCTCGATGGAGATCGTTTAGTGCTTTCTCTTCGTACCAATGATTACCCCAATAATACAAAGACAGGTATAGCTGCCTATCTTTAACCTCATCTCTTCTACTTAAAGTTGAATCTGAACGTTTGGTTGCTTTATTTAGTAGATGTCCATTCCTATACTCTAGTCTGTTGTATTCGTCTAACGCTCTATCATGTTTCTCACGGCCTACAAGCTTTCTAAAAAATTTAGTTACGAAACCTAATTTCATTAAATTCCCTACCCCCTCTATGTTACTCCTTTATTAATTTAGCTATATCTTTGTCTTCCTTAGAATAGTCTAAAAACTGTTTCGTTATGCTTGAGGGTACTTCAAACCATGGATGTCCAGAAGCGTCTGCCCTTCTTCTAGCTTCCGCTTTAACGGAATCAGTGAAGTCAGGTGAGTCTTCATCCAGCTTATCTCCTAGGTCTTGTCCAGCCTCGTTTACCGTCCATGGCGGTTTATGGTTTATCGGTACTCCCCAATCATTCGTTTCTACTTCTACGACAGGTGTATACCTCATTCCTTCAAGCGGTTGCTCAGAGGGAAATCCGTATTCCCTTAATAGTTGATGATGCTCTGCATCTCTTGCTGCATAGTTATGCAAGGTACTGAAAGACTCCCCATTTTTAAATGGGTCTTTATTTTCTGCCTTTGCCATTATATTCGTAAAGACAGATATAGTGTCGTGACCGAATTCGCTACATGCACAATCTGCAGACTTCTGTAGTTCTTGCCACTTTTCAAATGATTTAATAAAATCTATTTTCCCCTCATTATTTTCCATAAGAATAATCTCCAATACATTAGGTTTACTCCCCCCATCAGATGTTGGATCACCCCCCTCAGAAGATATATTAGGACTATACAATTTACACCAGTCATTAGGATGAATGTCACCCATAACTAGTTCACATCGACCTGCATCATCTTCAGCGTTTCTGACAAAGAACTGGCATGATTCACATTTAATACCAGCTTCTAGTTCTGGAGCAGTAGAATGTCGTAATCCTGCTTCTTCAGGACTGACTTGACCGTCTCGTTTTTCTAATTTAACAAGACAACTTCCATCTATACATGAGCCTGTGGGAGTAGCGAGACTCTTTAATAGATCGAAACCAGCCCCCTGATTAACTCCTTTTTCACATACAGTCACTTCTGCAAGTTCCATTTCGTCAACCTGCATGTAAGGCATTAATCCTTTCTGCATGTTTTGAGTCTTGGTAGCTGATCCAGCTATAGAATAACTTCTAAGCTTTCCATCATTGATTTGATCAATAACTCGATTTGCTATACGAGTATCATCTCTGATTTCACATATAAAGTATAGACCTTTACTGTCTACACCAGACTTGAATATCTGTCCACCCTTGCTGATATAGGCTGGTAATGCCCAACCTACTTGAACATCGCTATGTAGTACCATAGCATTCCGTGTACGGAAGTTAGCCATGTAGCGTTTGAAAGCTTGTTCCAAAGCATCTGTAGTAATCATATGACCTTCTTTGTCTATTAATTCTACAGAGGCAGGGCCACCAACAACTATAGGATCGGAATCTACGAACTCACTAGCAGCTTCAGCATATTCAGGAGCGTTTGGAAAAGCGCGAGACAGTGTTAGAACCTCAGCCTTGGAAGCTATTCCAGCTTTCCATAGTCGTTGATACTCATCTAAAGCTCCTTGAATATCATTAACTGTGGTTCTGCCGTTCTGAGCTTTTTCCAATAACATTATTTCAGCATCGTCAGATACCCATGAATAAAGATCACTCATTCTATATTCTCTCCTCTAGACGTAATGTGTTCCCCAGACGACTCCACTAACCGTTGGAGTATTCTGAGCAGCTATTACGGTAATCTTATTAGTAAATCCTAGCGGTATGTTTGTTTCCAATGTTCCTCCACCTAACACAGCTATTCCAGTTGTCGTAGAAGCTATAGTATCAAAAGCTACGTACACAATGTCGGCTTCGGTTCCAGACTCATTCTTTAATGTTATCCCTTTAATGAGGGCTAATCCCGGTTTTTTAATTGAAGTGGATGCACTAGCCGTTCCTGTCCACTCGTAATTTAGTCCGCTGTCACCGTCTACATAAGTAGACACTGCTGTAGAATCGTCTCTGACTTCAAACATGATTTTATCAACATAAAAACTTATGTTGTGTTGAGCAGTAGTAGTTATAGATAGTCTATATGCTGCGGCAGCAGTACTTCCGGGAATTGTATACTGAGCAGTAAGCCTTTTCCAACTTGCTGCTAGGTCATCTGTACCACTCGTTGCAAGTATATTTCCATCTGTATCCATTATCTCAAGAGTAACTGCACCTGAAGCCGATGCCCCTCTATGTTCTACTTGTACTGAGAGATGTTGAGGATTAATATTAAAAGGTATTGTCGGTGAATCCCAGTAAGCACCTTCATCTGCTGCAGAATTGTCAGGGTTTACTAAAAGTGATGCTGTTCCTAATGATTGTTGTCCAGTATCTCTCGAAATAGCTGACCCTGTCGCGGTAAACATTGTGATGTCGGCTGCTTCAACTCTAGGGTTAGTTACCCAATTTGTAGCAGTTTCACCTCTGTCAACTGTGAATAATGTAGATACTGTGGTTGAGGTTGCAGCCCTAAAAGGTGAATATCTTGTATAAGGATGGAGAGCTTGTCGGGTAGAAAAGTCTATATCCCAACCTCTCGCATCTGTATGTCTTTCATTTGCCATAAATTACACTCCCAATCTTAGTCGTATTAATCCTAATACTGCTCCCAAGACCACAGTAGCATGAGCAAATAGGATTCCAGTGAAGACTGCTAAGGCTTTCGCTCCGTACATCTTGTTTCTCCATGACCTTAAGTCTTCTAACTCATCATTTACCTTATCTAAGCCTCTACATAATGTTTCATTTAGTGTACTTTGTGTTGATATATAAGTATCTAATCTCTCCATATAGACGGCTAAGTCTATTGAAAGGTCTTGTTTTTTCTGTTTAGAGGCCATAAATAACTCCTTCTACACAATAAAGGGGGTATATCTCTATACCCACCCTTTAGGTTACACACCAAATGTTAGTATTCTAACGTAGACCGAACTGACATCAGTCGTATCTGCGACTTCATCTAGTGCGGCTCCATCAGCACCTGCCTCATAAAGAACTAATTTCTCACCCGAATAATCATACTCAGCTACATATCCATTATCTTCAGATGATGTTAACATAATATGAAGACTGTCAAACCCTAGTTGGGTAGGCGTTAACGACTCCCCACCAGTAGCATATGAACTATCGAATAAAATTCTCTTTATGACATATTTATTTTACCGGGAACTCCTACTACATCCATTGCATTGCTTGGAGTTGAAATTGTTAATGCCATATCGTTATTCCTCCATTATAAAGTTTATTAAATGTGTAGGGGGCATAAGATTTCTTACACCCCCCCCACACACAAGGGTTATTTAACTGTTCAAATCTGCGATCTTTGCTTGGACAAAGATGTTCTTGCATCGCATTTCTGCCATGGTATAGAGCAAACCTCTTACCACTAGGGCATTAGCTGCGAAGTAGTCACGGTTCTCAACGTACTGAGTAGGTTGAGCAACTGCAATTTCAAGATAGTCTGTATCCAAAACATAGACATTGCTTCCCAATACTGCATCTGCAGATGAAACCGACTTCGGCACATCAGCATCTGGAAGAATTGGAATTCCTTGATACGTAGCCAACACTAGACCAGTTCGAGTGCCGGGGAAGGTTCGCTCTGAACCTACACCTACCTGATACTCTTCCTGTCCCATGTACCTCTGGTTAGAGTTCAAAAGTCGCTCTAGTTTGAAGTATTGGTCATGTCCAAGAAGAATCAGTTTAGGCTCTCCACCATTCTCTCTGACCTTCTGAATGGCTGTGTCAAGTAGTGTGAGAGACAAGTCTCGTCCCACACCTGAGTTATGGGAGACATAAGCACCAGCGTCCCAATCACCTGCAGCTCGTCCAGCCTGAGTTAGATCATAAGCCCTAACGTTGGCTCCACCAGACGCACCACCAACTACCGCGCCGTCTTCAGCAACGACGTCGTCAATTGAGGTGAGACCAGCACGACTGTAGATAAATGCTACGTCTCCATCGGCATAAGCAGTACCGCTAGCGACAGTTACTACACCAGTAGAGGTGTTAACTGCGGATACCGCAGAACCGGAAGTCCTGTCGAATCCTGTACCAACGTTGTTCATTCCAACTGCATCACCGACTTTAAAATGTTTTGCTACTGCTGCAGGTACTGTAAACGATGTTGCTCCACCTGCAGATACTAGATATGCGGAACCAGCAAGTAGTTCCTCGTTAATTTCCTTTACGTGGTCAAGCTGTGCATTCTCATTCTCTAACGCCAGCACATCCCCAACACCGCCTTCTAATTGAGCGGTGAAGACTGACTTCACGGATGCTCCGAAGGTCGTAGAAACGACGCGAGGCAAGCTCGATACCGTCTCAATGTTGGAAATATCTACTGTCGGGAGAGAACCAGTCTCTGTCACAGGTCGGGATCGTCCCGAACCCCTGTCCGTCCTAACACGCCAACCAGCCGTATTTCCCCAGACTGTTCTGGGAATGGCATTGAAGAAACGTGTTTGGTTGTTCAGGGCTTGCCAAACCTTACGCCCATAAGTAGTGTTGAATATACCGGTGGCAGTGTCTACTGTAAAGTAGCTCTGCTTCATCAAGTATTCAGGACCGAATACTGACTGGTACAATCCACGCTGCGATTGGGCTAAATATTCACTAAGGGATGGATTAGCCATGATATTTCCTCCTATTTAAATCTAATTTATTCATATTAATCAAGAAGTTCCCTTGGAACTCCTTCAGTATTACCAGTTTCTATCTGGTGTTGTAAGTCACGAAGCTGTTTATAAGACATTCCTGTTAGTTGATCAACGGTCTCTGCAGCATTATCGTTCTTTACGATAGGTGTAGAACCATCAACTCCTAGAGGAGTCTCAACACGTTGTGGTTTCTGTAGTCCGTTCTCTTCTCTAAAGCCCATCTTGCGAAGGCGGCTCTCAGCTTCCTTAGTAATCGCCTTATCCATATTAGAACCAACTTCTTTAAGTTGTTTCTTAAGAGCTTTCAGTTCTTTCCTCATTGATTTTTCTTCTTCTGGCTCATCTTCTTCTGCAGGATACTCATCAGCACCCTCTTTTTCTACGTCTTCCTCATCGTCGTCATCGTCTTTTTCTACATCTTCCTCGTCATCTTCATGACCGGGAACATCAGTCTTCATGTATCCACCCTTTGGTGGCATCTCGTCCTCTTCTTCTTCCTCTTCTTCTTGCTTTTTCATAGCCTGTATAGTAGCCTGTTGATCAGCAATGTTACTCGAAAGATTAGCTGGTTTTTCAGAATCATCGGCACTATTTGGTTTCCCAATTTTACCGGCACTCCGTACTTTCGTACCATCTACATCCATTCCACCCTGCTTCAAAATACCTGCTACCTCTGAAGCGATGTCTTTTACAAGAGACAACCTCTCTTCATTGGCGGCATCCTGCTCACTCTTCATTATCTCTGCTTCCTCATCACTAGAAAATCGGGCATCCATCTTTTGCAAGACTTCAGCTACGGCGGCTAGCGCAAGGTTAGTGCCTTCCATCTGCTTTTCGACCTTCGTCATAAGCTCATCTGCCATAATAGTTTCCTCCTATTCGTGCAATGCCCCTAACAGTTGGTCTTAGCCACCTCCGACTATTTGGGAATTATACTATAATTTAGGCAATATATTATAATTTTGCCTTGTTTTATTATACTATCAGGAACGTAAAATCCTAACTAGATTCGTCTATTTCCGATAATTCGCCGGTTGTTAGCCTTAAAACTTCGTTTCTGTAATCATATAAAGGTACTTGAATCAGCTTCTTAAAGCGTTCACACTGATTACCTTCTGGTATTGTAGCCTCTATTAAATCTAATACCTTACCTACCATACGAGAATGCCTCGCTATGATATACTCTTGGTCATCTGTCACCTGTAAATCTGTCATCGTATACTCCCTTCTAAGCTTTTCTATTTAAATGTATCTTTAATTACATCAGCAATTAGTTTTTCCATGTCTTTTCCTGTATACCTTTTTGTAGCAGATTTAGAGATGGGTCGTTTAGCTTTAACCTCTGGTATACTACTGACCATTCTCCACTGCCCATCAGGTAATTGTACTGGTATATGATTCTTATAGGTTCTGCTATGTCGCCTAACCCTTTGTTTTGATCTTCCTTGTTTTCGATTATGGCTCTTAACCTTCTGTATATATGTACCTATTACAGGTTTGGCAGGTGATCCTACTTCAAGTTTATCAGCAAGATCGTTATCGAAACCAAAAGTTAGTGAGTCTTGTCCCTTTGTTAAGACTCTTGAGCCTTTCCATTCAGGGTACTTTTCCTCCAAATCATCCATCCATGCTGAGGAATCTTTTTCGATTGCCGCCAAAATAGCTTCTTTGATCCGTTCTAAAGGGTTTTTATCAGGCATCATTCACTCCTACCTAGCATTATTATATTATACTATATAATGATAATTTTTCAATTATATAAAGTCGATTCCTTCTCTAACCGCAGAAGGAATATTAGTCACAGTCCTCTTTTTAGACCTTTCTATATCGTAATCATAGCCGACAGTAAACATCGGACGCTTACCTGTCAACTCCTCTAGAAAAAGTAGTAATTTATACATAGTAGGTACTTTACAGTACACATTGTCCTCGTCACCATAATTTATAAACACTTCGTAGTTACTAGGCCCATCTGTTTCTACTGTTATATTATTATAGACGAACTTAAAATCCTGCCCTGCTTGAAAAATTGCATCCTTCATTCGTCTATGTCATCCCAAGGAACTAATGATACGAAAACAGGTGTATTTTCACCCACATAAGAACCTATAACATTATATACAAAATACTCTTCAGCCATATCTCTAATGTCTTCGTCGTCTTCTTCGTGTCCTTCTGCCACCATCTCCATTAAAATCTCGATAGCTTTATCCCTATCATATGCAACTACTGGCTCGTTACCAAAACGTTCACAGATACCTATAATGGCATCATCAAAACCATCTGCCATCATTGCTTCTTCATTATACTCACTTATCCACTCCTTTATATTCACTTTCCTGCCTCCTTAAACTAATGCTAACATTCTATCTAGGGCTACTCTCGAATCTTCTTTATCTTCTTTTGAAACAGTAATAATATTTACAGGGTTATTAAGTAATAACCATAACTATCTCCTATCCAATTAAATACTTCCAACTAACTGGAAACTTATCATTAATATATTCCCCACTTTCATGATTGTTATTAAACTCCTTCAATCCATAATTCTGGTACTACATCAACAAACATCTTATGAGAAGTGTCATACCTATTCAAGTATATAACTTCTTTACCCACGTTACCGTATTTAGGATGCCAGTAAGTTACTAATTGTCTAGGCTTATTAATTGCATGAAGCCTTTGGGCAGCGAACTCATCTCCACCCTTCATTGTACCACATATATGAATTGTTCCTGTTCCAATATCTATCTCTTCTATACGATGGAAATGCCCCATCATAACAGAATCAAACTGTGTTATCGTATCATCCTGTGAAGTGAGTATAGCATCCTCTAAAGTATTTCTATATTGAAGGAATGCTCTTAGTCCTGTAACTCCTTTTGAGATAGCTTGAGTACTGCCAGCACCTGATATAGAATCGCCATGCATAATTAAAATGTTGCTCTTACCTACTTCAAATGAATTTATAAACGCTTTAGGAATACTGAAAGTAATGTGCTTTTGATCACGAAGATATGCTGCAATCCATTGATATAGCATGAAATCCCAATCCATATACTTATCTTTCATAGGAGGTTTCCTAGTCATACGACCATGGTTACCTACAACACATGGAATAGTTATCTTCGAGAAATGTGGAGCCAAGAACATTATCGCCTGAGCAATTAGATTCGCTCCTCGAATCATTTGTTGCATACAATTATCAATATTTGTTCTGGCTAACTCTTCGTGAATATCACCACTAACCATATCTCCTAACATAGGAATCACCAATTCATCTACAGGGGCTACGTTTCTACGCAACTCTACAAGATTTAATAACTGTGTAGACCAACCATGTAAACGTCTATTAAATATATCAATATCATAACTATTTAATCCGGACATCTGTTCTAGATTTACGTTATCACCTATATGTAAATCACTTAACGGTGCTACAACAACCTGTGGAGTGTTTCCTCTTTTCTTAGAGGAGTCTGAATTCTTGGAAGGTTTATGGATATCATTTAACGTAGGAAATGATGGTGCATTATTCTTGATAGCATCAATAATAATTTCTTTCTTAGCATCATCCTTTATAGATTTCTCATATAACTTTTTAAAGTAACTAGCTTCTGCCTTATATGTAGCTACCTTCTTATCTAGCTTAATCCTATCGTCTGGTAACTCCACAAACTCATCTTCTATTTCGTCTGAATAGACCTCCTTGTCGTGCCATCGCTGTAGTGTTGTGCGGTGAATATCTATTCCGTACTCGTCGCCCAGCCACTTCGCTATCCCTGTCCAAGTCTGTCCTGCTGCCTTCTTTCTTCTTATCTCTGATTTTGCCTTTTCTGGAATCATACTTCCTCCTTATCTGTAACGCAATAACTTTTCCACATCTCAAACAATGTAAATCTTTATCTAAATTAATATGCATCCACCCATCGCATTTGGGACACAGTATAACAGACGGATTTACCATTGTCAAATTCTCCTAGTAACGCCTTAGTAACGACTCTGGAGTATTGCTTTTACGTATATTTATATCATCTAAAATACTTTGACGGTTGCCATTTAAATCTTCGATAAATTTCTCTATCTGTAACTCTACTGACTCACTCCATTTCTCATTATCCAACTTACTTCCTCGTTTTAATTCGTCATCTTGAGGGTTTCCAAATGCTTGTGGTTGTTTTAGGAGGTTCTTCTTAGATAGCTTAACATCTTCTATATGAGGGGATACATGATCATTTGGAAACTCTGAACGCTCTCCAGATTTCTTGGCAGACTCATCCAAACTTGAAATTTTGTCTTCCATATCTTTCTGTTTTACTGCAGCCTTATTATCTAGATGCCCTTTTCGTTCAACTACTTTAGGTGGTTCTTCCTTACTTAAAATCTCTGTACGTTGAGCATGGTTGTCTACCCATTCTTGTAATGCTTTAGTCATCTTTCTTTCAGGAGAACCGTCCGTAAGGAAAACTCCTAATCGTTCAATGCCTGTACGCTTCTTCTTAGATTTTACACGAGGTTTCTTTCCATTACCTCCGTATGTAGGATTGAAAATACCTGCGTTAGTTGAGGTAAATACGGTTCCTCCACCGTCACCAAAGCCTCCATCTCCACCACCACCATCTTCTTTTTCTATAGCAGCACCAAAATTACCTACAGAATTCGTTGAACCAGAACCCCCCTTACCTGTAGGAGTTTTACCTTTATCCTTCTTCCAGTCAATTTGTTGAGTGCCTAGTAGCCCTCCCTTAGTAGGTGGATACTCTGGAGCATTAGGTTGTCGTTGCCTAACCCTCTTTATGTTAGGTTTTGTTCCTCCCATATTAGAACCTTCCATACTGGAACCAGTCTCTATTTTTTCTATCTTTTTTCGTTTAGACATTATGATCATCCTCCTCATCGTCTATAATATCACCTTGATATCTCTCTCCTTGCTTACCTGAACTTCTTCTATTTGAATTGTGGTTATTCCGTCCTGAAGGTGCATAAGATACACTAGGTTTATTATACGTGAAAGTAGCTTTTTCTACTGTTGTAACTACTTCATTCCCTAATGTAGCTACATAGTCAACACCGTCTTGTATAAACCACATTTGAGAACCTAATACCTGTTTAATTAAAGGTGATGAAAAACCTTTCTCATTTAATGAACCTACCCATGTCTTAGACATTGGTTGTCCACCTACAGGTTTGATTCCCCATTGTCGTTCTTCTGCCTTCTTCTTACGAGCTTCTGCCCATTCATCTATATCTCTCTCTTCACCGGGTACTTTCATTGTCCAATCAGGAGTTATTCCACCTGTTCGTCCTTTGTATTTACCTTTAGCTTTTAAGAAATAGTCACTAACATAAGACTTATGAATGTTTTGGATGTATTCAACCGCTTCTTTCTTATCCGTTAATTCTCCAGCTTCTTGTCGTCGTTGAATATCTTGTAACACTTCTCCAATTCGTTTGCCCTGTACAAAACCTAGATCAAGCAAGTCTTTACCAGTAACTAATGGTTTTAGTGTACCTTCGGATGTGATTCCTTCTTCTGTCCCTATCCTATTAATAGCGGCTCTAAACCATTCATTCGCTTCATTAGTCGGTTTTATTACCTTACCATCATCTTGTCTATGCAATCTCCCAGCATTATCTGCTTCGGAAACTGCCGATAATAAATGAAGAAAATTAGTTCCATGTTTATTAATTAATTTCCTGAAAGAGTTATCTCCTGTTTTATCCCTATGATATTGTAACGGAATTAAATGATGTTCTACTAAGGATAAAACTATATCTATAATTTCTTTATCGTCAGTAAATTTATTTAACAATTGTTTGGTAGGTTCTAGTCCAGCTTTGCTGTGTCCAAAAGCACTACCCTTTTCATCAGTCGTAGCTGGTTTACCTAAATCGTGACAAAGAGCAGCTAACATGATAATTTGTCGATCCTTCCCTCGTTTAAAATTCTTGCTGATTTTGGCTGCTTCGTCAACAACCATTTTTGTATGTTCAAAAACATCCCCTTCTGCATGATAATCCCCTCTTTGATGCGTACTCTGTAACTGCTTTAATTCAGACATTTGCTGATCTAAGACACCCATATCATCTAAAGCCTGTAAACCTACAGAAGGTTTCGGTGATTTCAGTAAGAGCTTTGACATTTCTTCAAAAACTCTTTCTTTTGGTAAATCGGACAAATCCATCGACCTAGCTAACTTTATAGTGGATTCATCAATGGAAAAACCAAATCTCCCTGCAAATTGAGCGGCTCTATACACACGTAATGGGTCTTCTATAAAAGTGTCATCATCTACATGTTTAATCTTTTTAGCCACGATATCGTCATGTCCACCGAAAAAGTCTATAATTTTATGATTCTTTACATCATACATCAAAGCATTCATAGTAAAGTCTCTTCTACGTGCCGCTTGTTTTAATGGTAGTTCTGTATGTGCTTGCACATCAAAATCTGTGTGCTTAGTTCCTGTTTTAGTTTCTGTTCTAGGTAATGATACGTCTACGTTACCTACTTTAAACACTCCAAATTGTTTACCTACTTGTTTTGTTTCACCTCCATGTTTAACCATAAGCTGTCCTAATTTATCTATAGGAACTCCATGCACTTCAATATCTATATCCTTACTAGGTTTGCCTACCAGAACATCTCGTACCCCACCACCTACTACATAAGGTGTTCCTTCTTGTGCTACTAAATCTTGTAAAATTTGTTGCGCCTGTGGATCAGCCTCAATTAAATCTCCTACATCTGGAGTTTGTGGAAAGACTTCCGTTTGTTGTAACCAATATTCTGCTTCTTGCTTGTCCGTTACAAAGGTCATAGCTCCTTTAGGAGGAGCTTCCGTTGAAGAATAGACTGCATTGGGTGGCAACGCTTTCGATAGAGTCTGTAAATCTTTTACCATGTTCATAAGCTTAAGAATAACATCTTTAGGTTTATACTCTTCCCATTCCTTTGGGTCAATATAACTCTTTATCGCTTCAGATTTCTTAGGGTTCCACTTAGTTTCAATAACTTCCCCCTCATCATTCTTTATCGTATCCCGTGTTTTATGATTTAACACTTCTCCTGCAGCGAATCCAGCAGAGTCTCTCATTTTTTCAAAGGCTGTTTTTCTCTGTTTAAGAGTAGGAAATGCTTTCTCATCTCTAGGGTCTCCAACTTCTTTTATATATCTTTGTATTTCTTTCCTAGCTGCCATTGTTCCCATATACGATCTTATATCTTTTATGTTTAATTCTTTCGTAGTTTCCATATGACCGTTAAGTGCATATTCTTCGGGAACAAAACTTCTTAATTTATTTCTGTTTTTAAGCTCATTCGTATCTGAGAAAAGTCTATTTGTAGACTCCTTACCTTTTAAAGCTTGTCGTATAATATTTACTACTGAAGAACCATTTCCCTCACCCTCAGTATATGTATGGTCATGTAACACGCCTGCTTTTCCTGAGAAATAAAATCGGACTGACGCAGGTTTATCTCCGTCTGCTTCTGTTAGTGTAACGTCTCGTGCTTGTAATGCATTTGTTCCTGTACCAGTACGTTCCCCTGTATTTTTCTTAGATGTTCTTCCATTAGCTTTAAATTCTTCTTCATTCGCTGCTAGTTTATTACCTTCGTCGCTTGCTTCCCCATGTCTAAAACCGGTTAATGCGATGAGAGCGACAACTTTATGACTATCATCCATCTCAGCGGTATCAGTACCTGCTAAAATTTTCTCTATAGTGGTTGGTAAGTGATCCCAATGCTCTCGTAAATCAGACCACTTAGTAACCTTATTACTTGAAGCCACCTTTTTACTAAATATATGCCTAGTCTTTCCCTCGACAGGATTCCAAAAGACTGCTTGAATAGGGGCCGTTTCATCAGCCGATACATAAACATTTTGTGCATGTACAGGAATGTTATCAGCCCCACTTAAAGTTGGGGTCTTATTTTTACTAATAACATGATTATGAGTTGACTTTTTGGGTTTTTTTACGTCAGGATTAGAATCTTCCCAATGTTTTTTAGGTTTAATACCTTTCTTCTTAGCTTCTTTAGCTTCGTCCGATCCACTTACTCTTTCAACACCATCCTCATATAGTAAGGTATCTGGGCCGTGATTCGGAACATGGTACATTTTAGCTAGTGTTATATCACCAGTTGTCTTTTTTAATACGAATGGTTCAGCATATTCTCGTTTCTTCCCTGTTTCTGGATCATTTTCTATGAAGTCTTTGATCCACGCCTGTTTCTCATGCACATACCTAAATGGCACAACTCGTACTGTCTTTGACTCTAATTCAGTCTCATCTATAAATGTTCCTTGATGAGGGCCATGATAAACTCTATGACCCCTAGCTACATATGCTTCAGCTTCTGCAGCATTTAAATATAGACGTTGGTTATTAGGTATCTCTTTACCATCATACTCATCTTCAGGCTTTGGAAGTTCTAGATCAAAGCCATCATGTAGATCAAAATCATTAGCTGACATTACATTTCCTCTTCGTATTCTTCTTCTCTCATTACTTCAAATGCGTACTCTTCTTCCTTCTCTCGTTGAGTCTTCTCAGCTTTAAGAAGGGCAGCTTGGATAGCTTCTCCACCACCGCCTCCGACATCGACTTCTACAGGCTCCCCTGTTTCATTAGCTTGCTGTTGAGCCATATCTATTTGCTGCTCCTGTTGCTCCTGTTGTTGCTGTTGCATCTTAAATTGTTGTTCTTGTTGTGCAATTTGCATAGCTTGTGCTTCTCCCTCCATCTGAGCCTTCGGTACATACTCGCCACTTATAGCGAACTCTATGTCACCTAAGTCTATTCCTTGTTCTTTTAAGGTAACGGTAAATCCTAGTTGAGCCAAAGCACTTGCAACTTGAATCTTCTGTTGTGCAAAACTGATTTTAGTTGCTTCAGCTTTTTCTTCTGGATTAGGTAGAACTAAAGCCCAGTCAGTAATACCAAAAGCGTCTAATAGAACAGGGAGTACCTTCTCATGTAAGAGTCTCTGATCTGATTCCACTACACGACTCATAACAACTAACTGCTGTGTTTGACTAGATAGCCCACCAAAAGCATCTGGTGCGCCTTGCCAAGCAGGGGTAACTCCCCACATAGCAGCTACTCGTTCCCGAATTTCTTCTCTAACAGGAAGATAATCCATCTCTTGTAGAGTATGGAATAATCGTACAAGGTCAACTCGTCCTCGTTGATTCCTAGCTGAAACAGCTATCATAGGAATATAGTTAGGATCAAGTCTAGTTTGGGCAGCTATATTAGCTCTTTCCCTTCTAAGGCTCTCAGGATCATCGGTAGTCACCATAACCATAGAAGCTGGCATCTTTCTCTCAAAGAAGTACCTATAGAGGTTCTTATCCATTCCAATCAACGTCAAAGCCTTCTCAAAAATTGTTAGTATTGGTGACCAGCCATACGTTTCGGAAGGAGAGAACTTAGTCATATGTATTATCTCAGAATCAAACAAATAAATCTGTTGATTACGATGATAGTATTTATACATAACTGCTTGGCACTGTCTTTCACAGCCGCCGTGATCACATTGTTGAGGAGTATCTTTAACTTCATCTCTATGTATCGGGCATAGGAAGTGAGCGTTCTTAGGCAAACCAGATACATCTAGATCAAATTCCACCAAAGATGGATTCAATCTACGAATCTCTTTGACCTTAGACCTCAAACTCCCATCACTAGAACTATAATATTCCTTAGCTAGGTATAAAAATCCGTCGTCAATAGAGTTTACATCAAAATGGAATTGTCTTAGGACTTCTTCCAGACTTTGATCAAACACATTACAATCTTTTATGAACTCACTAAAGACTTTAATTTGACTTTCATCTGGATTAGCTACCAAAGGTTTCCATTGTAGACCTCTCCTAAATACTTCACTTGTTATGTGATTTAAAGGAGATCGAATTTCTTCTACTGTCATACATATAGTCTGTAAGTCCATTACAAGCTGTTGCCTGTAAGCCATTTGGTGTCGAACCCAAGTGTTTACCACATGGTCTAGACCAATTGTAGGGGCTTGACCTGTATCTCCTGACTCTTTCATCAACTGGAATTGGTGAATCTGATCACTTAAAGTATTCATCTGTTGAGCAAATGCTGGAACTTCAGGTAAATAATCTGATAATTTCATGTTTTATTCCTCGCTCAATAAGGCTACATCTGACATAGCTGCTAACTTAAGCATTGCGTCAAGAGCCTTTCCTTTTAATTTAAAAGATTCACTCTCATTACTAACTACTTGTAATTTAGCGATCTCCTTTTCATATTCTACTACTTTCTCCTTCATTTCCTGTACTTCTTCTTCATACATACCTTCATAAGCCGTACCATTTAATTCGACATTCTCTAGTACTCCTAGCCTTGCTGCTTCTCTAATAATAGCTAAAAAGCCTCCTTCGGTTATTATCGTGACTGCTTTACTATCATCAGGGATATCGTCATCTGCACCTAGACTCTTTAAATCATCATGCCACGTATCTAGAATTCTCCATGTATTTGTAACATCGTCTTTAAGTGCTGTATACTGAACGTCTCGTTCTCGTAACATATTTCCTAATACCATTGCTTTCCTCCTATATCTTCAACGCTTCCTCTAACTTCTTAGGACTATACCCAACTATCGCTGTTCCGTCTATCATAATTACTGGTGTAACTCTGTGTCCTAAACCCATTAGTTCCTCTGCTACACCTTCTCGTTCAACTTTTTTCTCTCTAAAAGATATATTATTGTTATTTAACCAAGACTTGGTCATCACACATGGGCCTCAACCAAGCGCTGTATATACCGTTACTGTTGCCATAATTTACTCCTTTCACCATTTAAAGGCGAATCCGCTGTTTTTTAGAACAGCGGAAAAGCCTACTACATCTATTGTATCACCATCCGCAATTTTTATCAAATTACTTTTGTACCCGAACATTTTTTCCTATTCATTAATGACCAGCGGTAACAGGTTCAGCTATACTCACTTCAACATTGTCTTGAACCGTTATATTAGCCCCTGTCACTGTAGTAGCAATAGTAAACTCTTTAGTAGCAAAACCATTGCCCATTCCGATCTCGTTTAAGACAATCTCCATAGTTCCTACATTCATTTTAGATAGAATACAGTCTCCACCTTTTGTGTATAAATTAGACAGTCTTAAAATACCTACCTTCCCATTAACCCCACTTGCCGGCGCCTGAATCCATATTCGGTCATACGTACCTCCATTGGTGATCATGGCATCAGCTTGTTGATGTCCCCCACCTATAGCTCTCATACGACTAGTTCCGGGACTTGGTGCTATTGACTGACCATCACTGGCATTGCCTTTTACAATAATTGTATGGGCCTGTATATCAGTAAGGGTTAGCTTTTTACAACGAGAATTTTCAAATATTAAATGACCTATTTCTAATCGTGTATTAGTACCGCCAGATATAGTATTCCCTGATACTTGTACCACATTAGATTCTCCTGACGGTAATGCAGACCCTGTGAAAACAGTTCCGACTGAGACATTTTCAATAGTTATTTCCCGAACTGGAGTTGACCCAAGGTCAATCCGAAGGGTATTTGAGCCTTCAACATACTCTGTAGGTATATCTAAGGGAGGACTTCCCGGTATTCCCATGTCTGGAGCAAGAGAAGCGGCATAAATTCCAGCGTCGCCACGAGCAAATGATTTCTCAGCAAATACTGTCTCATTAACAACCACACCGCCACCAACTGCGGAACCAGCTATTAGGAAGCTAGCTGCCATTTGTGGGCTAAAGCCCATCATTCTAAGAAAACTGTACGGAGATTTCATAATCTGGAAGGTTCTCTTCCATTTTGCACTTTCCGTTTGTAAGTAGTCTACTTTTTCTAGTAACCAATTACGCCATACAATAGTTTTACGATATAGATGCTTTGGTGCTTCTATTGCATTTCTTGGTGAGGCTTTTACATCTCTACCGAAAGCAAATAAACCATTCTTTAACCCTTTTCTGAGTAACACAATCCCTAAGAATAGTGCTACAGAAGATACGCTAGCAGAAATAGCTATCTCTTTCCAAAATGTGTTTAACCAACCTTGAACAACTGATTGCTCTATATATATCCAATAACCTGTACCTAAAATATTCCCATAATAAAATGGTAGCACTGAAACAAGTACTGGCATAGGGTTAACAAATAACACTGCTAAACCTAATAGCCCTACTAATAGTGCCAAAGTTCCTATAGTTCTCCTAGAAACTGTGGCTATAGCCTTCCAATTAAAGATTCGATTGAGAAACTTATGCACTTATTTTACCTCCTAGATAGTAAGTAGATACCCCAATAATATATTATACTATACTAAGCTACTAAACATGCGCTCCATCCACAAGTTTTACATGTGTGGCATCCAGATTCATAAGCGACATTAGGAGTTTCACAACAATCAAAATCCTCAATCATATCTAAATCTGCGTTTCCCTTAACTAAAACCTCTTTATCTCTACTACCAGCCCTATAAACGGTTATTCCTTTGCAACCTGTAGTCCACGCTAACATATATGCATCCTCAACATCTTTAAGAGTTGCGCTATTCGCAAAATTAATCGTCTTAGATATACCTGCATCCACGGACTTCTGAAACGCTGCTTGCATCAATACATGATTGCTAGGAGAAATCTCTGGAGCCGTAACATATATACTTTTAACCCACTGAGGAACTTCTTCCCTATCTCGCAAAGAACCTCCTTCAGCCAGATAATTCATTAAATCTTCAGAATAAAAACCATAGCTCTTTGCATCAGCTTCAAAATATTTGTTAACGTAATTAAGTGTCTTTCCTTCAAGAATATTTTGTTTCTTCCACGCCAAAGCAAATGTTGGTTCAACACCACTAGACGTATCTGCAATCATAGATATAGTTCCAGTAGGTGCTACAGTTAATCTGCAGTGATTTCTATATGCCTCAGTTTCTTTATCATACGTACTATTATCCCATGCGGGAAAGGTTCCTCGAACCTCTGCTAATTTACGAGATTCGTCGTCAGACCATCTTCTAATTTCTTGCATTATGTACGTACCCACTTCTTGTGCTTCCTTTGAATCATAAGGAACCTTCATTTGGATAAGTAAATCTGCGAATCCCATCACACCAAGCCCTATTTTTCGAGTAGATTTAGTCATCTTTTCTATTTCAGGAGTGGCGTAATAATTAGCATCAATTACATTATCCAAAAAATGTACTGCTAATCTAGTTATGTTTTCTAAAGCACCCCATTTAATTTTATAGTGCCATGAACTGTCACTCGTTGTACCATCTAGGTTTACTCCACCTATTTTTATCTCTGTATTAGAATAGAAGAACTTAGATAGATTTATAGAGCCTAGGTTGCAACTTTCATTTCCAAGTAGTGGTTGTTCTCCACATGGATTAGTAGCTATCATTTCTCCATATTCCTCTATGACATGATTATCATTATTCACATAATCCAAGAAAATTATACCCGGTTCCCCATTTTTCCAAGCACTTTCAACAATCTTGTTAAATACTTCTCGCGCATTCAAATAACCAGTTACTGAATTATCACTAGGATTAATTAGTGGGTAGTCGCTGTTAGTCATGACATAATTCATCCATCGGGAGTCCACTCCCACCGATATATTAAAATTGTGTATGTCACCTTCAACAGACTTACAATCAATAAAATCAAGGATGTCAGGATGATAGATTGACATGACTGCCATATTCGCACCATCTCTCTTACCTCCCTGTGTAATCATGGATGATACCCTAGAAAGAGTTTTTAATACCTCAATTGGGCCACATGCAATACCATGAGTAGTTTTAATTTTGTCTCCGCGAGGTCTAATTTTTGATAACGCAAAGCCAGTCCCCCCTCCAAATTTCTGTACCATAGCTGAATCAGTGGCGGCTTTCATTATCCCTTCCATAGAATCTTCTAACGGCAAAACAAAACATGCTGATAAAGTTCCCTGTTCTGTTCCAGCATTCATTAATGTTGGGGAATTGGGTAGAAACTCTAGATTTTTCATCATTGCGTAAAAATCATTTTCTAATAATTCCGCTTCAACAGGTAATCCATAGTAATTACTGTCTATAGAAGCTATTGCTTTTGCGACTCTTTTAAAGAGTCCGTCCCCATTTTCTATTACATTGCTATTTTCATCCTTCAAAAAGTACCGATGTCCTAATACTACCTGAGCTTGCTCTGATAGAAGATCGGACTGTTGAAGTTCTTGCACCGACTTAGTTGCCGTTATCATTCATATACCTCCCCAATTTCATATTTATTTCTTTCTGTACCCACAATATAGGCATAATCCTCGTTCTGGAACCCAAAACGATTCCATACACACTATCTCTTCACAATGGGGATTTGGAGCTTCAATCTCTTCGATACTTTCTTCTGACTTCCAAGATAAATTAAATGTTGGAGTCTCTACGTCTTCATCTTCTACTGATGTTGCTCTTCGACGTACATTATCCGAAACGGATATATTTATAGCTCTTTTATTATTCTCTTCTGTATCTGGAGCTACTGCTTCTTGCCAGTCAGTTAAACTGCCTAACGATACAAATCTACCATTACTGGTTTCATAAGCCGCTTGTAGAGCCATAGCAATCGAAAAAAATGCATCTCCATGTCCCATAGGTGTCTCTGGAGCTTTTAACTCATTATTCACAGATAAAATCTGTTGTCTTTGTCTTTCATCTCTAACTAACTTTAGATTGCCTCCATGAACATACTGTTCAAAAATCTGTGCCATAGTATTCTTAGACTTCGTTGTGAAGTGTATAGGATACCATGCCTTGTCTAATCCTCTGTCTTCTAGTTCTCCTCTCGTATTATCAATATAACCCTTTGTAATATTAAACTTCTCTGCTACATCATTCAAATATTCGATTTGATCGGTGTAAGACCAGCCATCTAACCATGACTGATGTATCTGTTCTAATTTTGAACCTACTTGTCTAAAGATGACTAAATGGGATGGATGCCTTTTCTTTCCGACATCAAACCCAGCAAATATATCTTCATTACCTTCAGGCTCATAAGATTTTGTAACAGGTAAATTCCTTAAATTTACATCTTCACACTTTTCAATATCTTCAGATTCAAAATATGATTCCGTTGAGAAGTGTGGAATCAACATAAATTCTGAAGCAAACGATTTAGGTCTAGCTTCCTGCTGTTGTAACAACCATTCTTCATTATACAATTCTGGCATTAACACTCTACGATTTGGTGTTGGATCAAGGGCAGGTAAAACTCTACTTATAAATCTATCATCATTTTGCAGCTTTGTCAACAAATCACCGGGCATCATAGGAGTTCCCAATACTATTGTTGGTACGCCCTTAAGAGGTATAAACAAACTTTCTGTTAAAAAGTGATCTTCTACTTTAGCCAACTGTGCAGGATTCAAAGGATTCTCTGGATCACGTAGTACGTCATCGGCGATTAATGCTCCATTAACATGCATACCTCGTTTAAAAGAAAACAATCCTCCATGCATTATTTCAACTGGTCTATTATTAACATTATACCTAAATGAAAAATCTGCTTTAGGATTCTTACTAATGAACATTTCTTTCAATATAGGATTTCTTGCAATTGTCTTATTTATTTCGTTGATATGGTATTTAGCCATACCGTCACTATAAGATAAATACAGTATAGAACAATCCCTAGACGATTTTAACAACTGCCAAACACTGAAAGCGTGTCCCAATATAGTACTTTTAAAATGGAATCTAGGTAAAACCGCAACATAATTTTTACCTTCTTGCAAAGCTCTTTCAATATCTTCTGCTAAAATTCCAATATGCCAAGCATTAAAATATTCCGGATGATCAAATCCTTGAGACCAAGTGTCTCTAAGGAACTCCCAAAAACTTCCAACTTTAATACTTTGATGTGTTTGAAGTCCTTGTGCTAGTACGTCAAAAGCTTTGTCAAATGTAGTTACTCCATCTTTAACCATTATCAGACCTACTCTGCATTAAGCCTTTCATTCTTACGGAAATACGCTTAAGAGCCTCTTGGTCTTGGATTTCTTCTACTAAGACACCCAGAATATCCTGCACAAACTGTAGGTTTATCAACCCTTCCATCACTTTTCGTTCTCCTTGAATACCTAAATCAACCGCTTTAGCAGCATCGAAAGCCCTAGTATAGTTCAAATTCCCTAGTTCATGCTCTGCCTGATGGCGAATCTTTTCGTAAGTATCCAAATGTTCGTCTTGAAGTCGTGAAAACCTAATACTCTCCTTCTCTTTAACGGAAGTTATAGCCTCTGTTCTAGCTTCCACCTGTGTCTCTTTCCAATTCATTGATCTCGCCCATGAATAAATAGTAGAGGGAGTCACATTAACTTTATAAGTCTTGGAAACAGTCGCAGCGATATCCTTTGCAGGTTTATCACCTTTCAAATACATCTCCATAGCACTTAATCTAACTTTCTCTGGGAACCTCTTTGGCATATCGTAACTCTCCTTTTTATTAATAACCGCTATTTATACTACTTTGTGAATCAATATTCCCTCCGTGAGGTGAGCCGTCACTTTGAAGGAGGCTACTCCAATCCATATGACCAGATGTTCCGGTTACTGAAGTAAAGCAAGATGGTACTTTCGTTTTTGCCCCATTAGAAGTAACTACATTATCAAACTTAATAGCTATTTCATCTCTTGTGCATATATTACTCCAGACCTGTTCTTGTTCATTTATAGGGTTATAAGACCTATTTTTAAGTACAGTTCCTGTAGTCCTCTGCAAACCTTCTACTGACTTATTATATTTACATTTCGTATATTGACACCATATAACTGCGCCATATTTCTGTTTAACCTCTTCCAGTGTTGTCAGATCATCTGGAAAAGTATCCTTATATTCCTTTATCTCTTGCTCAACAGGAGAAGTAAAACCAATTTTTATCTCTCCGTCACGTATATTACTAAGTCCTCCTACCATTATCAATACTCCTTTTCTTCCACAATGCTATGCAAGCGGCATCTGCAAAGTCCTGTTCTGGGAACTTATCCTTACCCCACTTCTCTATAGCAAATTCTTTAATTTCTAATTTACTAGCATTACCTTTTCCTAGTATATCTCGTTTCCATTTAGTATTATCTACAAACTCGCAATCAAATCCATTGACATGACATGCAAAACGAGCTAATCCAGCTACTGATGCAATGGCTATAGTTGCTTTTGGGTTCTGAATATAAATAGCCGCCTCTACAGCAGCTTGTACTGGAACCATATCATTCAGTATTACTTTTATTTTACTAAGAGACTCCCAAAAATTTACGCCAAAATCAAGGAATCTTTCCTCAAAATTCTTCTTTTTACTATTCCATTTACATTCAGCTACAAGACGTTCCTGATCGTCTACCCATACGCAATGAATAGCTTTGCTTGAACAGTCTAATCCCATATATAAATTACCGCTTATATTATCCGTGTTTAATGTTGTCATTTCCATAAGTTCTTAAAGTTACTATTCTCGATACAGCATCATATGCTGCTTTATAAGCACTGAGCAAACCCACTACTCTTGTATGAACAATCTCTTGTTCTATAACTTCTTGTCTAAGTTCTTTTAATTGTTCATATTTTGACATAGCTGCTCCTCGTACTTCCTCACGAGTTAACTTCTTTTTACCCTCCTCTTCTCGTTCCTCAGCCAAACGAAAGATAGCCGTAGCATACCCTTCATCAAAGGCAGCTTCTATTGCGTTTTTCTTAGAGGTTATATCGGCTAACTGCGTTTCTAGATAAGCCTTGTAACCTCCGTATGCAGTTAAATATTCCTCTAGTTTACGATTGTCTTCATTCATAAGATCAGTAAAATTCAATTGGTAATCTTTAGTTATTTCCTTACCTAACGAGGGAACGGTTAAATCGTCTAGTTGTTTTTGCGCTTTACCTAATGCCTTCATAGGTGTCCACCGTGTTTCCCTTTCTTCTATCATTTTACCCCCCTACACCCACAGAAAAATTCTCCTGTACAATCTACAGGCATTTCTGCAGGAGTCATAGATTGTATACGTGTGCATCGTTCCAATATAGAATTCCACGTATCTTCATCCCTATCTACCTTAAATGCTTTCAATGTCTGATCATTCTTGTTCTCATATAAGACCACACCATTATCCACACCTGCTAGATTCAAATAAATCTGTAACTGTATAGAATGTTCGGGCTTTGGACTGTCAATTAAAGCTGAGAAACCTCTATCGTTAATAGATTTCAACTCTAGTATTATTCGACCACGCTCTTCATGCTTTAATAAAAAGTCGTACCTTCCTGAAATAGGTGGCATATTCAATTTAACTGACTGCTCTTCAGCTAAGAATAACCCTGTTCGTTCAAAGTATTTCTTCATTCGGACTTCTAGAGCCGATCCATTATCAAAAATCCTAGCTGTCTTCGCTTCAATAACTTGATCAGCTAATTTACCATTATAAGCCAAGTATAGGTATCTATCACATAGATTTCCTAACATAGAAGGATAGAATACGTCCTTAACAGTCCACTTCTTTGTATACTTTAGGTTATTATCTATATGTTTAAGAAGCCATGTATCTTGATTCTTCACTCGTGGCTTTCTTGGAGTTTTGGATTTGGATGGTTTGTCTGCTCGTTTTGTAATTTGTTTAATTCCTGCCATAATATCTCTTTAATTTCTCCTTTCGTAGTTTCTTTTATATGTACTACATGGGGTACTCCGTAAACATTCACTAGGTTATAGTCTCTTTTATCCTCTCGCTTACGTAAATGTCCATATACACCGTCAGCTTCAATCACCATATTAATCTCAGCAATGTAGAAATCAACGGTATACGGATAAAAGTCGTATTGCTGTTCGTATCTTAGCCCAAATTCAGACAAACACTCAGCAATTATATTTTCTTGTTCAGTATAATCCCTAGGTTTAATAGAAGACATGATTTAACTCAACTTCTCTAATGTCCATGCAGTATCTAAACTTACTAATTCATTAAAAATATTTGATTCATCTCCTAAATCAAACTGTATTCCGTATTCAGTATCTGTATTTTGAGCAGTTTCTACAGCTTCTTCTATTGAACCAGCCCTAAAATGCTCATGTAAAAGTGTAGGTTTATCCCTAGATGCTGATTCTAGATACCCAACCCACGATTTTTGCTCTTTTCTAATCAATAAATAATTATCTACGCTCATACTACCACCTCTCCCTTCAATTTGTCGAATAATCCTTCCGTATCTCTAAACAAAGCTTTGATTCCATTCAAACCCATAGCCTTTTCTCCGTTATAAGTATACCATGCACCAGCTTGTGTTATCACTTTCTTATCAATTCCTTCTCTAATGAAGCTTTCCAAGACATCAATACCGCCTTCAACCCTAAATGGTACAATCGCAGAGTCCCAGTTCTCCCCACCTACCTTAGTTTTCCTTAGTCTTATCTCCATATCAAAGCCTACCTTAGCCTTATCCTTATCTTCAATCCACCCTTTTCTACGAACTTGTAATAAGAAGTGTGCAAAGAATGACTGAGCAAGTCCTCCGGGCATATTATCTAAGGCTACAGGGCCAATACTACTTCTAACTTGGTTAATTGCGACCAATGCTGATCCCTTCTTTAAGTTAGGTAATAGTTTAGGCAGGGCAGAATTTACGAATCTAGCTTGCCATGCCATAGGATTATATGAAAACTCTTCTTCTGCGACAGTCGTAGGAACTAATCCTGCAATACTGTCAAGAATAATCACATCTATCCCCATCTGCATTAACTCTCGTACCATATCCATAGCCTCTTCACCGTTAACTGGTTGAGAGACTAGGGTGTTATCTACATCAACCCCACATTTTTTATACCAATCACTATCCCATGATAGCTCTGTGTCTATCCATGCAGCCGTTCCACCAGCCTTTTGAGCATTGACAGCTATCTGTGAAGCTAAGTATGATTTCCCTACGTTAGTAGGGCCATATAGAATTGTCATTCTCTTCTTAGGTATTCCTCCTCCTGTAAGATGGTCTAAAGCTGGTATACCAAAAGGTATCCTACTGTATAAGAAGGAATCATCAGAACCTCTATGGAAATCTAATTTTGTAGTCTTTAATAAATCTTCGATAACTTCTTCAGCAGAATTTTTCATTTAGTTCTCCTTAATATAGCTTCAGCCCAAGCAAAGTATACGGAACAGATTTGAATAATCTCTAAGTAAGCCTTAGCTACATCCTGTTCATAAACGGCTCTAGCTACTTTACCGCTCCCTTCTGCTGCTATAACAGTCCACCACGCGTCAGAATGCCCTGATTGGTCTCCCCAGAGACCTTCTTGACGTTCTCGTTCAGCCAATACAGCCTCTAAAACACTTGCTCTTAGCCCTTCTCCACTACTATTCTGACTCATCTAATACTCCATCAATCTGCGAATCAATCTTCCCTTTAACAAATTGCCACACCAGTTCTGCAGCCTGCTCTGATTCCTTTAATTGTTCATCTATAGGCAGTTCTGTATCAATCTGATCTACAGATAAATCCATACGTCCATATTGATTAGTAGATAAATCACCCACTCTAAACGTAAATCCTAAATGTACGCTAACTTTTGCCATATTTAATCCTCCTTCTCTAATAGCTCTACTTCTACACCAATTTGTTTAAGCCATTCTATACTTTTTTCTATTTCCTGCTTTTCACCTGTTACATCTAATGTAACCCATCCAACATAGGGAGTTATATCAGCCTGTTTAATGTTAGTCACGACTAAAAATCGAGTCCCTAATTCATATATTACAGGTCTACGAATCATTTCATCTGGGAACATGCATTTAATTACAATGCTCATGCTATCCCCAAGCCACATCATCTTTCGTAAGCTTGTCATAAGTATGCTCATCTTTAGCTTTCTTAAACTTATTCGCATATTTATAAGCCTTCTTTGAGCCTAATACCACCCCTTCAAAATTAACAATTACGGTTACAGCACTAGCGGTTAATATTCCTAATGTGATTAGTTTTTTTGACAATTTCATAATTTACTCCTTTTTATTCGTTCCAATCTATGTGATCTATTATATCATCTTTTGCCATAGATGGCAAATCTGCATTAAAATCTTTTTTAGTCGCCCAAGATGGAGTACACACCTCCATATCAACATATAAAGGAATGTTTAAACTATTAGTTTCCAGCAGCCTTTGAATTTCAGGTGGTACAACATCCAAATCATCCTTATGTATCTCGCAAATAATCTCATCATGAACTTGTAATAAAACATTACTGTTAGTTCCTTGTAAGTATTTATCTACTTCTATTATTCTTTCATTTAAGATGTCGGCTGATGTGCCTTGAACCAGATAGTTTACTCCTTTATACCCTAAATCTTTAGGGATTTTATATATTCTACCATATCTATTCTTAATCCACCCACGATTTGTCACTGTTTGTACTACGCTATCGAAAAATTCTTTGGAACCTTTCAGTCCTGCGAAATATTTTCTCTTATAATCTAATGCTTGTCTTGCTGATGTACCCAACTGTTGGGACAATTTGTTACTTCCTATCCCATAAATAGTTCCAAAAGTAATAGCTTTAGCCATTTGCCTATAAAATTTAAATTCTTTATCTTCTTCTTTAACATTAAACGCTAATTTAGCTGCTTCTCCATGAAAATCAATACCTGATTTACTTAACAACTCTGTAATTTCATCATTTTGGAAGTAGCTTAAAAAGACTCTAACTTCCATTTGAGAATAATCAAAAGAAATTAAAGAGTAATCTTCCCTAGGTACAAACAATCTCCTTATAGCTATTTGGGATTTATCAGATTCATCGTAGGATTCGTCCCCAATAAAGCTCCATGTGTCTACTACATCGTCGTCTAACTCTAAATTAGTCGCTCCACCTTTAGAAGCTATTAACGCGTTGACCCTTCCTCTAACCACATCTCGTTCCTCATCATCTAAATCAACGGTCGCCAGTTTAAAATGATTCCTAGGTATATTCTGAAGGTTTGGTTCACGAGATGATAGCCTTCCTGTCAGTGTTCCCCAATTACAAAATGAAGTATGTTGAACATTACTCTCTAAATAAGGTTCTAAATAAGTAGAAAAAAGTTTTCCTAATGCTCTATACTGACGAATTAAGCCAGCTAATGGATTGTTAATCTGCACTAAGGCTGCTTCATTCCACGATTGCGCTCCCTTTGGAGTTACGATAGGTGAATATATACCATTATTATTCATCACCTCACTAATTTGTTGAGTACTATTAATATTAAATTCCCCTACTTCAGCGAATATCTGCTCAGTAAGTTCCTGTTGTCGTTCTTTAATCTTTGTAGCTGCTTTACTAGCATATGGAAGATCAATAGAAATACCTTTATGCTCCATATTATAGAGAACTTTTGTTAATTTGCACTCTAATTCAAACACTTTTTCTTGTTGTGTATGCTTTATTTGTTCTAACCTATCTCTATATAAAGCAGCCGTCCACTTTACATCTTGTTCGCAGTATGGCCCTAGCACATCCACAGGAGCCTCAGAGAAGTCCTTATGCCATTTATTAGTCTTTAGGTACTTCTTCGTGTCTATATCGTATTGTGCAGCCTCTTCACCATAACTACGCGTTATAGTCTTAGTTAATGATAGATCATTCTCTTCAGAAGGTTCTGTAAGTCTAACCATAACAATAACATCTATCAATTTTTGATCTTTAATAACTAGCCCCTCTTTCACTAGAAAATGAAGATCGAACTTAATATTATATCCTATTAAACTATCGACAGTATTAAGAAACTCTATAAGGTCGAGCTTAAGGTTTTGTGGGAGATTTCCCCCCTGTTGGTGAAGAAACGGAAAGTAATAAGTCTTTCCTTCTAATGTTCCTAATCCTATACCACATATTTGATTCTTAGTGAATGAATTTAAACCATTTGTTTCTACATCAACTACTAAACTATCGAAAAGTTTTAATTCGTTTTTAACGGTCTCATAATTTTCTACATTAACTAACATTACTGTTCCTTACTACTAATTCTATATCAGCATTCTCAAACATTTCTTTAACCGTAGGATGAGGATACCATTCCTGAGCCACTATTCTAACAACATTACTATTACATATCATCTTAGCACAAGAAAAGCATGGAGTTGCTGGTAAGTAGGCTGTTAATGTATCTTCAGAAGTTAGTTGTAGGAATGCATTAACTTCAGCATGGACTGCCAGACATTTATCTAGGTCAACCCCAGAAGGAGCAGTAGCTCCCTCGCAGGGCTGGTCTAGACAATGCGTAAATCCAGATGGGACTCCATTATAACCAGTAGCTACAATATGTTTTCTAGAATCTACTAGAACACATCCCACCTTACGTCTTCTACAAGTACTGCGTTCACCTACTAAAGTAGCGATCTGAGAAAAGTATTCGTCTATCTCTAGTCTAGAATAAGTTGTCATTAGACTTATCTTCTTCGTCTAAAGATACTGCCTCAGTTCCACCTTCTACAGATGTGGTATTTCCATACCGTTCAAGGAAGTACGCTCGTATAGATGGAAGTTCGTTAACTTCCTCTAATCGTTCATCAGGAATTTCTGAGTTTCTGGCAGTTGCTGCTAGAGCATATGATGTATCATACATTCCTGTACCAGTACGTTTAACTCGCATAACTCCTTTATTCAGACCGCCCCAATCATTGTAGACATCCACTAACTGATTCCATATATAATCACTTCTACCAAATGTCAGTGCTATAATACGGAAATCTTCTACGTTCTCTTTGAACACTTTACGTCCACCGGGACCGGCCACTTCTTCCCATGAATCATTCCTCTTCTCTGGATGGACTATCTCATGTATATATGCCCAAAAAGCAAACTTATGAGAAGGTCTCATATTTGCAGGAACATCACTATTATCTACAGAATCATCAATCAGACGGTTAGTCCACCTAGATTCTGAATTTCTGAATGTGTATAGGTAGATTTCATCAAGCTTGTTATCATTCTCATCTCCTGTTGCTACAGGTGATATAAAAGCCTGATCTCCGTCCTTAAACCATACTTCTCTATTTGTAGGTTTATCCGATTGAGGATTCCTAATCTGTTCTCGTTTTGTAGCTATTCTATTTATACCGCTCATTTTTTCCTCCTTCTTATTTCTGCTTACCAAAAAGTTCTTTCTTTAATTACTTCACTTAATAATGTTTTGTCTCGAATATCTTGCACATCCTTGTATCCATTTGGTAATTGTACATAGCTTACCACAAATCTATTAGATATGCAACTCATGATGCGATCCGTACCTATTCTCCCTGCATCATCATTATCTAAACACAGTACCAATTCATCGGTTGGCAGCTTTAAAACTGCTTCTTGTTGACTAGTGGACATGTTTGCCCCTAGTATTGCTACAGAATTATAGCCGTGTTGATCCAACCACATGGTGTCTAAAGTTCCTTCTGTTATACAAACAAAGGAACATGGTTCAATATTGAATTCTCCGAACAAAACTTTCGATTTCTTCAATCCTTTTGAATATAGATACTTAGGTTCCCTGTTATATTGACGAGTAACCCATCCCACCAGTCTAAATCCTCTGTCTTTAATAGGAATAATTAGATTATTATAGCTATCTATCCCACAATCCCATCGTTTTAAGACTTTCTTATTAAATCCCCTGTCGAAAATCCACTCTGGAACATATCCATGCTTAAAGGGAGACTCGACTTCGGGTAAATCCCCTGTTTCTAGTGGCAATTCCTCATCAAACATATTTATGTCAAAGGAGAACTCACGTTCATCTAAGTATTTACTTAAAGCAGAGTCATCAAACCCTAGAAACCTCTGTATAAAAGACCTTAAACTTCCCTGTCCACATCCTCTAAAGCAAATCCACATGCCTTTATCGACATTTATGGAGCAAGAAGCATGGACATCATCGTGAAAGGGGCATTTTATAATGAATTGAGGGTTTTCTAAAGGGATATCCAACCCTGCTTCAAGTAATAGTTGAGTCCAATCCATCTCTACCTATCCTTCTTGTTCTTGCGTAGAAATAGAACGACTTCATTATTGTAGCCGTATTCGTCTACAACAATACCATTCTTAATGTCACCAACAGTGATAGTAACAGCAGTTTTATTTGCGCCTTTGCTCTTGAGAGTCTTCACAAATGTGCTATTTTCCCTATCCATGTTATTACTAAACAACCAATTAAACATACTCATAGTACCTCCTTCTTAAAATATTTGATCTTCATAAGGAACTTCGTTAATGTTTCCCTTATTTACATCCCAATTTAACATTGTAGAATCTAAATGTAGTTGCCCATCTCTATATTTCTGATATTGGACTAATCTTTTCTGGTCATCGCCCTCTACCATAGCCATTGCCATCGCTACATCTGATGCTCTAATCAATGCGTCACCAAAAGCTACCTGATCAGGTCTAGGAGGAGCGAACATATTAGCTGCAGCGTCTCTCGTAGCCTGAGTAGATACTAAAATAGGTGTGTTGGTAGACAAACATAAGTTTTTCATACCATAAAAGACTGCGTGGGACTGTTCCCACATAGCTTTTTGCAATTTACCTGTACTAACTAGATAGATACCGTCTAAAACTACGAAATCAGGTGAATGTTTCCGAATAAGACTAGCTATACTATCAATTGTAATGCTGGAAGCTCCTTCTATATGGTCACAAACTAGTAACTGTTGATCTTCCACAGCTTGAAGGAAGACTCTATACTCCTCTTCATCCATTTCATCACCGTTTCTCAAGGCTCTATGCGATAGATTGTACCCCATCATATTAGCTAGAACAACATCTGTTCTTAAACTAATGGAATCTACAGGCATTTCTGTAGAAACTAACAGAGTTCTGAAGCCGTTTAGCACTGCTGTAGCTGCTGCATGGACACATAACCATGTTTTACCTACCGTAGGTCTTGCATAAAGAGAAATCAACTCTCCCGGCATCCATCCTACACCTGTAGAATTGATAGTTGGGAAGGATGTTGGTACTCCAAGTAGACCACCTCCAAGTTTACGCTTCGTTTTACGGTCTTTCCATGACTCTAATCTCTTATCAGCCTTTCTACTGTACTCAACCACATCTTCATCATAGACTAATTCAATATCTCCTAAAGCAGTCATAATTTTAGACAACGCTTGTTTAGGTTCTGTACTCACCAATTCTTTATTTGATTGAAAAGTACCTACAATTTGTCTAAATAATAACTGATCCCGAAAAGCGTCTAGAGCATAGTCTAAGTTAAGGCTTTGTGCTGATGGATCAAGTGTAGGATAATTCTCACATAGCGTTTCAGGAGACGGAAATTCTCCATAATTATCGAAATGCTCTACTAAAAACGTGTAAGCGTCACCGTGTTTTTGAAAATCAGACTTAGAATACTTAAACTTACCTAAATCGGCTCGTGTATTCAAACTGAAAATGATTCCAGATTCTATAAAATCACTGCTTTGCATCTATACCTCCCTGTTCTCAGAATATAAAACTCTGCTATCTTCTGTAAAAATGTGTAACACACCTGTTTTAACCACACTTTTTTGTAATACATCCTTTGCTTCTTCTAATGATTGGTATACTCCAAGGTTTTTCGCCTCAGACGTACCCTCTTGTACGTAGATAAGTGTAAACCTTTTTTCCTCATCTGTCAAATCCGGTTTAGGTCGTTTTAAAAGTTCACCTTTTCTTCGGTTTCTTCGTCCCCCAAAAAATTTATTGACCAAAAAAATCTCCTAACTTCTCTCTAAGTACTGATCGTAACTTGTATGCAGATGTTTGTAAATCTTCTGAAATCTCGTCCATAGTTAATCCTTCTAAACGTAATGTAATAAAGGAACGTTCTGTAGAAGTTAGCTTAAATCCAGCTAATAGATCGTTAAAGTCTATTTCTTCAAAGGTATTTACAGGGTCTTCTAATGCTTTTAATATAGATGATGGGATAAGCTCTTCATCGGTAACAGTCGTTTCTAAGCTTAAATCTATTTGTTGTCTCTGTCCCCTAGAGATTAATGTTCTTAAGGTATTAACCATGGCTGTATGAAGGTATGTATGGAAGATAACTCCTCTATCTTCATCAAATCCCTTAGCCGCTTTAATAATAGCAATGCGGAGTTCTTGTGCGATATCATCTCTATCCATCCCAACTACAAAAGTATTAGCTAATAACTTTTGAATTTTAGGCTCCCATTGTACAATTAAATCGTTATTAATTTCCATTTAACTTACCCACTCATCGTCCTCACAAACTCTAGCGATTGCTCCATATACTGATAGGTCTTGCCAAGTTTCGGTAATAGGCTCATCTACTTCAGGCTTCTCATTCCTCTTATAAAGGTTAATCAGCCTCTCTAGTTTATCACTACTACGTACTAAAACACCGGTAGTACCAAATTTACCTATATTATGTGGCCCATAATCATGTTGTTTTTTATCAAAGAGTTCAATATCAGCTATAAACTTTTTGATGATAGGCTTAGTTTGTGCTTCCTCACATTCTAGAACATCATATAGATATTCAACTATGCTTTCCACTGTTGCTTTACTCATAATATTTCCTCCTTTTCTTCGACTAATTTACACAAGTATACCACGTAAAATGATATATGGCAAATTTAGCTGTTGCGCTGACCTCTATTATAACACAAACGAGAACAATATATATTTTTATATCCTCGTTTATATCTTTGAGAGACTTCACTACGCCTTAAATAGAACTCTACTGTACAGTAAGAACACTCGACTTTAATGCGGTTATATAAAAAGCGGCAACGCTGTGAACAGGTAAGACTGAGCTTCTTACCTTTCATAACATTACCGCAAAGGACACAATGTTTTATGGTTAATGTGCGTGGGACATTGGTTACTAGATCATTTTTCTTTAAAATAGTATGGACATATGATCTGGAAACTCCAACTTTTCTACCAATCTCTGCATTTGACATTAATGGATGTTGATTCCGTAATCGAACAATCTTCTTTTTCGGTCTCATTCTACTCGTTTAATGAAGCTTTAAATGTTT